ACCCGGCGCGGTGTCCCGCACCAGGCGGTCCGGGTTACCGACCCGAGCCAGTTCCTCACCCGCAGCGGCGCACCGCGCACGGACGCCTACACCGGGCTCGCCGTACTCGGGTTCTTCCTGAACGGCGGCCGCGAGACCTATGTCGTGCGCGTAGCGGGCGCCGACAGCGCCGCTGCGTCCAGGTCGCTGACCAGCCGGCGAACCCCGGCAGCCGACAGCCTCCAGCTGCAAGCGGGATACCGTGGCAAGCAGGATCCCGGCGCGTGGGGCAACGCCCTGCGGGTGGACGTGCGCGATGACCCCCAGGCATCGACGACGGTAACCTCCGCCGTGACCGCGACCGACACGGGCGCGGTACTGGGCTCGCTTTCGGGGATAGCCGTCGGCTCGGTCCTGACGCTGCCGACGTCGGGCGGCATTAGCTTCCGGACCGTCACCGCGATAGATGCCGTCGCCAGCCGGGTGACGTGGAACGGCGCCCTCGGTGCCACCGTGGCAACGGACGCGGTGGTGACCACGGCGGAGTTCCGCCTCGTGATCCGACTGCAGGACGAGGCCACCGGCGCCTTCCCGGTGGCCGAGGACTGGCGCTGGCTTTCCATGCAGCCGGGCACACCCGGGTACGCGGCCGACCGGCTGAACCACCCGGCCACCGGTTCCCGCTTCGTCACCGTCGCCGACCTCGACCACGGCGTGCACGCCGGCGCGAACCTCCCGGCCATCGCCTCGGGCGTTGCCCTGGTCAATGGCTCTGAAACCGCACCGACAGTGGCGGATCTGCTCGGCTCGCCCGGTGACGGTACGGGGTTGCACGCGCTGGACACCGTGCAGCCGCAACTGCTCGCGGTGCCCGACGCGCACCTGCTCGACGCCGACGCGGCGCGAACCGTCGCGCAGGGAGCGATCGCCTACTGTGCGGGCCGCGGCGACTGCATGTACGTCGGCGCCCCGCCGGACCGGACGGCCGGAACGGTCAGCCACTACGTCGAGTCGATCAAGACATACGCCGCGGGCGGCCTGCAGGGGCGCAAGGTGTACGGCGCGCTCTATGCCCCCTGGATCGTCGTCCCGGACGTGGCCGCCAGCGGCCCGAACCCGGTCCGGCCAATCCCGGCGGACGGGCACGTCCTGGGCATCTACGCCCGGACGGAGCTCGAGCGGGGCATCTTCAAGGCTCCCGCCGGTGACGCCGCCGTCGTCCTCGGCGCGAACAGCCTGCGTGCGGACTTCAGCGACGGCGAGCACACCGACCTCGTCCAGAACGGTCATGTCAACGGCATCCGGGCGGTTCCGGGCAGCGGCATCGTGGTGGCGGCTTCGCGGACCCTGTCCACCGACCCTCGCTGGCTGTTCGTGAACGTCCGGCTGCTCTTCAATTTCGTCAAGGCGACGCTGCGCGACGGCCTGCGCTTCGTCCGGCAGGAACCGAATACCGACGCGCTCCGGCGCAGCGTCGCCTTCAACGTGGTGACACCGTTCCTGCTCGGGCTCTGGCAGCGCGGGGCGTTCGGATCCGACCCGCCGGCCGCGGTTTTCACCGTCAAGTGCGACGCGGAGAACAACCCGCCGGCCCAGGTCGACTTGGGCAACTTCCAGCTGGAGGTCTATTTCTACCCGGCCCGCCCGGCCGAGACCGTCCAGATCATCGTGGGCCAGCTGCCCAGCGGCGGTACGGCGGCCGAAGCGTGAGGAGGATCGGATGACAGCCGGTCTCGGGGTGACCGTCGTCGAGGTCGACGGTCGCTCATCGCCCAGCATCACCAGCGCGGCGACGTCGGTCGCCGGCCTGCTGGTGCGGACGCGTCGTGGCGTGCCCAACCAGCCGGTGCACGTGCGCGGCTTCGCCGACTTCGTCTCCAGCTTCGGCTCCTACGCCCCGCAGGCGTTCGGGGCGTACGCGGTGCGGGGCTTCTTCGACAACGGGGGCGCCGACGCATACATCGTGCGCGTCGTCGGCACCGGCGCGGCTCCGGCGACGGTCACGCTCAAGGACCGTTCCGGCGTGTCCAGCAAGGACACGCTGTCCGTCAGCGCCGGCGCGGGCGGCGGGCCCGACCCGGGCGAGTGGGGCAATGGGCTGAGCGTCGAGATCGCGGACAACCCCCGTGGAAACGCCGGGCTGCCGGCCCAGATCATCGGCACCAAGACCGAACCCTTCGCCTTCCCGGCCGAGGCCGAAGTCAGCATCACGGTACAGGTGCGCGGGGTGAGCACGCCGGTGAAGTTGTCCTTCGACCCGTCGGCCTTCGCCACCCCCACGGCGGTGTCAGCCGAGGAAGTAGCGAAGGCCATTAACCAGCAGACCACGCTAGTGCGGGCCGGCGTGATCCCGGGGGGGCGGCTGATCCTGTACTCGACCAGCCTGGACCCGCGGGCATGGATCCGGCTCGTCGTCACGGGCGGCGTGAATCTCGGGTTCGACGATAACGTCGACAACGACGACCCGCTCGCCAAGGAAACCACTGCGGTAGCGGTGGCGAGCGCCAGCGGCTTCGCCCCCAGCTCGGCCGTTCGGCTCGCCAGCCGCGGGCACGTCGCCGGCACTGCGGCGCCCGGTCCCGTCACCGACGGTTCCGGCATCGTGATCAAAGCCGACGGGGCGGCTACCGGCGAACTAGTGACCTTTCACTCGGCGGATTTCCCTGACCCGGCGGCGGTAACCGCCGCCGACGTCGCGGCAGCCGTGAATCGGCAGGCCAGATCCGTGTCGGCCGAAGTGACCGGCGACAGCCGCCTAGTGCTCCTCTCGCTGCGGGACGGATCCGCGTCGTCCGTCGCGGTCGAAGCCCCCGCGGCCGGAACGGCGGACGCCCGGGCGGCGCTCGGATTGGATACCGCCGCCCCGGTGAACGGGATGGAGGCGTTCCGGTCACTGACCGCGGCGTCCGAGACGTACCAGGTGCTGGCCTGGGCGGGCGGCGCGGACATCACCGGCCTGGTGCCGGGGGCCGCCACAGTACGGTCGGCGGAGTTCGACCTCGTCGTCCGCCTGGACGGCGAACAGGTGGAACGGTTCGAATCGCTGTCGATGGTGGACACGCATGCCGCTTACGTCGAGGCCGTCGTGAACGACCCGGCCGCAGGGTCGGCGTACGTCGTCGTAACCGACAAGGACAGCCCATCCGGCCCGGGACTTGACGTTCCGGCCCCGGGGGTATTCGCGCTCGGCGCCACCGCGCCCACCGCCGGTCAGGACGGCACGGCGCCCGCCGACATCGACTTCATCGGCGACCCGGCGGCCCGGACCGGGCTCGAGGCCTTCAACAGCGTGGAAATCCAGCTGCTGGCCTGCCCGGACAGCACCTCGCTCGGGGTGGCGACGGCCTGCCTGGCCTACTGTGCGCGGCGCGGCGACGCGATGTTCGTGGGTACCGTCCCGTTCGGGCTAGACCTCGAGGCGACCGCGGCATATGCCGCCCCGCTTCGCGGGCGCAAGGTCTACGGCGCGCTGTACGCCCCGTGGATCGAGGTCGTGAACCCGCTCGACCTGACCGGCGTCCAGCCCACGGTCAGCATCCCGCCCGTCGGCCAGGTGCTAGGTGTCTACGCCCGGATCACGGATGCGCGGGGGGTGTGGAAGGCGCCGGCCGGCGACGAGGCGCAGCTATTGGACGCCGTCGGCGTCGAGTACGTGATGACCGACGCCGACCACACCATACTGGTCCGGTCCGGCGGGGTGAACGGCGTCCGGGCGATCCCGGGCTCGGGGATCGTGGTGGACGCCTCACGCACCCTGTCCACGGATTCACGCTGGCTCTTCGTGAACGTCCGCAGGCTGTTTCTGTTCGTCGAATCGTCGTTGCGGACCGGGTTGACGTGGGTCGTGCAGGAGCCCAACACCGAACAACTCCGGCGCAGCGTGAAGTTCAACGTCGTCACTCCGTTCCTGCTCGGGCTGTGGCGCCAGGGCGCTTTCGGCTCTGATCCCCCCAAGGCCGTCTTCAGCGTCCGCTGCGACGCGACCAACAACTCCCGGGCCGACGTGCAGCAAGGGCTCTTCACCGTCGAGATCCTCTTTTATCCGACCAAACCCGCGGAATCGATCCTTGTCATCGTCGGCCAGCAGGACAGCGGCGCCGGCACCCGCGAGTCCTGAACCTCTGGAAGGAGCGCCGCCATGGCAGAACTGAACTTCGCCGAGTCCTACCGCACCAACGGCTTCGTGGTAGAGATCGAGGGGACGCAGTGCCCCGTCACCAAGGTCACGGGGCTCACCGAGGGCGCCAGTGGCACCATCGACCAGCCGGACGCCGGGTCGGGCATCGTGCACAAGATCTCGGACGGGAAGTTCACGTTCGAAGAGGTGTCGATCGAGCGCAACGTGGACGGCACCCGTTTCGACGCGTACTTCAGGGACTGGTTCAGCGAGATGTTCCAGCTGCACGGCCCGAGCCGCGGGTCGTCCGTGCGGCGCAACGGAGCCATCATCTTGTACAACAACGGGGACGAAGTGCTGCGGTTCGCCTTTTACGGCGGGTGGCTGAAGTCATCCAAATTCTCTGACCTCGAGGCCGGCAGCACCAACCTGTTCAAGCAGACCGTGCTGATGGACCACGACGGCATGGAACGGGTGGTCTGACATGCCGCATCAAACTGGAGGGGAAGCCATGGACGCACGCCGCCGGGAGTTCGAGTTCGAACTGCCGATCGGATACGAGGACGCGGACGGTCAGGTCCACCGGACCGCCGTACTGCGCAAGATGACCGGCCGCGACGAGGCGGTGATGGCGGACAAGCGGAGCCGCGCCAACGGCGCCCGCATGATCACCGAGCTGCTGGCCGGCTGCCTGCTCCGGCTGGGCTCGATCGAGAAGCCCGGGGCGAAGGTGACCCAGCAGATGTTCTCCGCGGACCGGCATTTCCTGCTGGTGAAGCTGCGCGAGATCACGTTCGGCGAGGAAATGCAGGCGACCTATTCGTGCGTCACCTGCCACCAGGCGACCGTGGTGACCGAGGACCTGTCCGAACTAGAGGTCGTCCGGCTGCCCGCGGGCAGCCTGCCGGAGGACATGCTGGTCCAGCTCGACGACGGCTACGTAGACCGGAACGGCGAGGTCTACCAGACGCTGCTGTTCCGCTACCCGACCGGCCTGGACGAGGAGCGGATCGCGCCGGCCATCAGGGAGAACGCTTCTCGCGGCAAGAACGCCCTGCTCGCGCGTTGTCTTACCTCGATGGGCGACGTGCCGGAGGCGAAGCTGCAGGCGCTCGGCACGTCGATCTTTGCCGACATGACGCTGGCGGACCGCGGCGCCATCGACCACGCCATGAATAACGGCGGCCCAGGCATCAAGCTGCGCCGGGCCGTGCTTTGCGACAACTGCGGCCGGGAGTACGAGGCGGCACTGGATATGTCGAATTTCTTGGTGGCTTCGTAAGGGAGGAGGACAGCCTGCGACGCGAGATCTTTTACCTCGCCTACCACCTGCACTGGGGGCACAGCGAGGTGATGGATCTGCCGATCGCCGAGCGCTGGGCTTACATCCGGCTGCTCAACGACCAGCTGGACGCTGAGCGCCGGGCAATTGACGAGGCGCATCGCGGTGCTAGGTGAGGGGCTGGCCTGAAGGGAGGTGCGGGATCGTGGACCTGGACATGCTGCTGGCCGCAGTACGTCAACTTCAGGATCTCGTGCGCCAAGAGCAGCCGCATCTCATCTCCGGCGCCATCACGCATTCTCTCTTGCAGTTGCAGGACTACGTGGCCGCCCGCCTCAACAATCAAGAAGCAACTATGGAGGCGAAATTCAAGATCATCATCGGATCGGTCGAGGAGCAGGCCGGACAGCTGAAGATGGTGAATGAGAAGGAACTCACGCGCCAAGTCGACTTTGAAAACCGCACACTAGGAATGGCCAAGGAGATCGCGACGACCCGATCGGCCAGTGTGTCATCGATGGTCGATCCTGGGCAGCTCCGCAAGGATGTAATGATCGGTGCTTCCGGCCGCACGATGCCGCTCGACTTGCCGAACGTCACCCTGGACCCGAAGACCATCGCAGGACTCCAGCGCGAGCTCACGAAGGCGGCCCATCAGCTGATTAGCGAGGGCGTCTCCGTTATGGCCATCAAACAAGGGCTGGAAAACCTCAACATCACGGACGCCGCCGGCCAAGTATTCAAGGCCGCCACCGACGAGTTGTTCAAGCCAGAAGGCAAGGTAGCGCTCTATGCGCTGGAGGCGGTGAAAGGCAGCCCTAACTTCGGTCCGGCCATGGAGGTGCTGTTCGGGCCGAACGGGAAGGTAGCCGGCGCGGCCGTTGAGGCCGCGGCTATGACCAACCTCACGCCGGCCGGGCAGAGCCTGGAGAAGAAACTCGAGGAAGGCGTCACCCAGGCGCTCGACCAGGCCGGGACGGCGGCCAAGGAGCACGCAGCCGGGAAACTGACCGAGAGCATCTCCGCCGGGGCGACGTCCCTGGGCAACGTGATGACGTCGATTCCGCAGCTCTACGACTCGGTCAGCAATCTCGGCGAGGCCTGGGACAAGCCGCTGAACTCGACCAAGGACTACATGAACCTGCTCGCCGCCGCGGGCGGCGCGGTGAGTCAGGCCGGCCAGGTGATGCAGGCGTTCTCGGGCATCACCCAGGTCGCCACGGCGGTCCAGGCGGCGTTCAACGCGGTGATGGCGCTGAACCCGTTCGCCCTGGTGATTATCGCCGTGGTGGCGCTGATCGCCGCGATCGCCTTGATCATCATCTACTGGGACGAGGTCAAGCTCGCCGTCCTGATCGCGGCCAACTACATCAGCATCCAGTTGAAGAAGATCGGCTACTTCTTCGTCGGGCTCGGCACGCTGATCGGCCAGGTCTGGGACTGGATCACGGCGACCGTCGCGAACGTGGGCATCTCCATCGTGAACGCGTTCATCTCGGCCGGGGTCGCGATCGAGAACTTCTTCATCGGCGTGATCAACTGGATCCTCGGCAAGTACAACGATCTCGCCGACAGCGCGCTCGGCGACCTGATCGGGCTGTCGCACGCGGATCTCATCCCCGAGGTCGATGTCAAGACGAAGCTCATCCCGCCCAAGGAAGTCCCGACCATCGACGTCGACGCGGCGTTCAAGCCACGGCAGATCACGGGAGGGCTGGAGAGCCAGATCGCGGCGCAGGAGAAGGTCATCGCCGAGGGGAAGCAAAAGGAGGCCGAACGCGAGGCGGCGAAGCCCGCCGAACCCGCCGCAGGCGCCGCGCCTGCTGGCGGCATGGGCGGGCTCGGACGGCCTGCAGTGCCCGCTCCCGGCGGCGCACTGCCCGGAGCCGCGGCCGTTCCCGGGGGCGCGGCAGGCGCGGCCGCCGCACGTGGCGCCGACCAGTCCATCCGGGTCGAGGGCGGGATCAACGTCACCATCAACGCCGAACGGCTCGAGGCGGACTCGGCCAGGCTCCTGACCGACGAGTTCATCGCGAAGGTCCAGGCCCGGCTGGGCGAGCTGCGGGCGACCCAGGACTTCCGCGTAGGCGCCCGCCCCCAGCAGGCATGAGAGGAGCTGCGATGTTCACCACCCGTCGCCCGGTGCGCGGATGCCTGATCAGCGTCGGGGTCAGCCCGCAGATCGTGGTCGACTTCCAGTTCAATCCGACGAACCTGGCCGACAAGCGCACCGCGAACTACGCGCCGCTGGCCGCTCCCGGAGCACTGCTGCCGAGCCGGCAGTACACCTCCGGCGGCGATCGCACGCTGAGCTTCACCGTCACGATCGACGGAATGTCCGTCGACCAGCTGGACGGCCCGGGAATCGACGTGGGCGAGGACGGCGGGATCGGGCCGGAGCTGACGAAGTACCGGGCGCTCGCCTACCCCCGCACGCCGGACTGGCAGAGCGCCGCGTACCTCTCTGACGGGTTCACCGGCCTGTACGCCGGCCAGGACCCCGCCCTGTTCACCTCGCCACCGCAGGTGATGTTCGGCTTCGGCGATCAGGTGATCGACTGCCTGGTCACCGAGATCAGCATCACCCAGACGCTGTTCACGCCGACGCTGGCTCCGCTCCGGGCGGACGTGGCCGTGACCCTGAGCGAGCTGAACCCCTACCAGCTCGACGTCAACGGGAAAATGCTGTGACGCCGACCATGCCCTCGGGGCGGTTCAGCGGCCGGCCGGTAACCGAGGTACTCGCGCCGGACGGGACCACGCGCCGGGTGGTGCAGCTCGGGCTCGGCGGCGGCCAGACGGTAGCCGGCACGGCCCTGCACCGGGTGGTGCTCGGGGACGCGATCGACGCGATCGCCCGGTACTACCTCGGCGATGAGAGCCTGTGGTGGACGGTTCTGGACGTCAACCCCGTCCGCTACCCGTTCGACCTGGTTCCCGGCGAGTTGCTACAGCTGCCCGAGCCGGGGCTGTCCACCCGGGCCAACCGGGCGCGGAGCTTCTGATGATGACCAGGACGCCCTACTACAAGGTCACCGTCGAGGGCCAGGACATCACCGCCTGGGTGAGCTCCGTTCAGGTGGTGGAGGACGACCGGCAGGCCGACAGCGTCAGCATTACCATCCCCGACCCGCGGATGGTGTTCGCCGACGCCTTGATGGAAGGCTGCCGGGTCCAGGCCGATCTCGGCTACGCCGAAAAGGACCAGCACGCCCTGATGATCAAGGCCATGATCACCAAGGTCGACGTGAGCTACTCCGACGGCGGAGTTCCCGGGGTCAAGCTGAGTGGCGAGGACAAGTCCATCGAGATGGGCCTGACCGAACGGACCAAGCTGTGGAGCAAGACGACCGTCGGTGCCATCGTCAGGCGGATCGGGCAGGACAACGGATTCAGCTCGGTGTCGGTCCGGCTGAGCCCCGATCCCAAGGTCGTCGCGGAGCACCAGGACGGCAAGACTGACCTGGCCTTCCTGCAGGATCTGGCGAAGACCTACCACGCCAAGTGCTTCGTGGAACTCGACGAGAACGACCAAGAGGTCCTCTACTTCATTCCGGAGCGCCGGGTGGTCACCCTGCGGCGCCCGGGCACCCTGGTGCTGCACTACCGCCAGGGACCGGGCAGCACCCTGCAGTCGTTCTCGCCGTCCTTCGACGCCAGCTACCTGGATCGGATGCGGAACGTGAAGGACGTCGGCGACAAGGGTGATCAGCTGAAATCTCCGCCTGATCCGCCCGCTGAGGTCGCCGTGTGGTTGCTGCCTAAGAACCTCGAGGCGCGCGTCCGCAGCAGCGATTTCGACCGGCTGAACGCGCTGTTCAACGCCGGTGCCGGGCACCGCAAAGAGCTGCAGGCCAAGCTGGCCGCCGGGCGTCCCAGCCCGGGGAGGGTGGCCCGCACGCAGGCGGACCTGGACGCCACCAGCGACGTGCTGCAGTCGCGGCGGCTCGGGATGTCCGCCACCGGAAGCACCTTCGGCTCCATCTGGCTGCGGGCCAAGTCCAACGTCAAGATCGCCGGGGTGCACGAGCGGTTCGCGGGCGACTGGTACGTCACCAAGGTCACCCACACGATCGACACCGGGGGTTACCGGACCGAGTTTTCGTGTGTCCGGTGAGGCAGGAGGAAGAGATGGCAGATCGGTACTACGGCGTCTACGGAGCGCTGGTCGACGGCAACGACGCCGGCGAGGGGGTGCTCTCGGTCGCTATCCCGGCGGTATACCCGGCGGGCGAGGTGGTTCAGGCCCGGCCATGCCTGCCCTACGGCGTCCTGTTCCTGCCCGAGAAGAACGACAAGGTCTGGGTGCAGTTCGAGGGGGGAGAACCTACTCTCCCGGTGTGGACGGGAGTGCAGCAGATCGGCGACGCGTGGCCGAGTGACCCGGGTCCGCCGACCGCGCGCATGCTCCGCTCGCTGAAGGATCACCGCCTCACGCTGGACGACGACACCCCCGCGGTGGAACTGCGCTACGGCGGCAAGAAACACGCCGTCTCGCTTACCGACTCGACCGTGACCGTCACGCACGACGCCGGGCACGCGGTCACCCTGGAGCAAGACAAGGTGAGCATCACCGTCGCCTCGAGCGGCCCGACGGTAGAGCTCGGGCAGAGCTCGGCGACCGTCTCCCTGGGCGGCGCGTCGGTAAAGCTCGAGCAGAGCTCGGTGACCGTCTCGCTGGGCGGCTCGTCGGTGAAGCTCGATCCCGCGTCGGTCACCCTGAGCGGCCCGCTGGTCAAGCTCGGCAGCGCCACCCTGCCGGTGCTCCACGCCACCGACTTCGGCGTCGGCAACCTCGGCGCACCCGTGGTGATCACGCCCACGCAGATCACCGTGCTGGCCTGAAGGGAGGCCCGCCATGGCTCTCGGCCCCGACGCCACCGGCTGTACCGACGAGTTCGTCGCCGCAATGCGGGCCCGGCTGGACCAGCTGCAGCCGCCGGCCGGCGCCAACGTGGACCGGCCCGACGTGCGGGCCAACCTGGCCGCGCTGGCCACCGCGGTCTACCGGGTGCTGACCGCGGACGGGCGCGCTGAGACGACATCCTCCAGCGACCACGATGCCGCGTTCTGGGGCTGGGTGACGAGCCTCACCGCGGAGGTGGCCGCGCTGCGGACCTGGCAGCAGCAACTCACCGCCGCGGCCACCGCGTGGTCTCCCGCCGACGCACCCGGCCAGGTGTTCAAGGCGGCGCTGCTGGCCCTGCCGCAGCCCGGCGCGGTTCCGGCGGCACCCGCCAGGCTGCTGGGGCGGGTCACATGACCGGTGCGCGTCCGCTGCGCGGGCTGGCCCTGCCGTTCCGGATCACCGGCGGCCGGGTCGCGGCGGCGGAGGACACCCGCAAGGCCGAGCAGGACCTACGGCACCTGCTCACCACGCGGGTAGGGGAACGGGTGCTGCGCCGGGACTATGGCGGCGGCATGCACCAGTACCTGCACCAGGCGGACAACCAGGCGATCCGGGCGCTGCTGCGGCACGACGTCGAACTGGCCCTGCGCAACCACCTGCCACAGCTGCGGCTCGCGGGCCCGGTACGGGTGCTGCACGGCGAGGGTGAGCTGCGGGTCCTGATCGACTACCGGCTCGACCCGGCCGACGTGGTCCGCTCCCTCGAGATACCGCTCACCACCCCGGACGCCGGTCAGGGCGGCGGCGGGGCGGCGGGCAATCCGTTCGGCAACCCGGTGGGCGGAACAGCGAGGACGTCCCCATGACGATAGTGCGCGGCGTTCCGGTCGACTACACCTCGCTGGGGTACGAGGCTCTCCGCTCGGCGATGCTGGACATCGCCGAGCGGACCCTGCCCGAGTGGACCGACCGATCGGAGAACGACCTCGGGGTGCTGCTGATCGAGCTGATGGCGTACGCGTCCGACGTCACCATGTACTACCAGACCAGGATCGCGCAGCAGCTGTTCCC